TCTTCCGTGTACTACGGTGGCGATGGCGTGCCTTTGTTCTCTACCGCGCACCCCTTGGTCTCTGGTGGAACCAACAGCAACCGTCCATCTACCAATGCTGACCTGAATGAGACTTCGTTGGAAAACGCAGTTATTCAGATCGCAGCTTGGACTGATGAGCGCGGCCTGCTGATTGCGGCTAAGCCACGCAAGTTGCTTATTCCGCCTGCTCTGCAATTCGTTGCTACCCGTCTGTTGGAGACCAGCCTGCGTGTTGGCACTACCGACAACGATATCAACGCACTGAAGAACAATGGTTCGATCCCTGAAGGTTATGCCATTAACAACTTCTTTACCGATACGAACGGCTGGTATTTGACCACCGACGTTCCTAACGGCATGAAGCACTTCGAGCGTACTGCGCTGACTAACTCAATGGATGGTGACTTCGACACCGGTAACGTGCGATACAAAGCTCGCGAGCGTTATTCGTTTGGCTGGAGTGATCCGCTAGGCATGTTCGGTTCGCCCGGTTCGTCTTAAAACGACCAAATAACCCACTAAAAACGGGTTTTAAGAAAGGGGGCTTCGGCTCCCTTTCTTTTGAGTGTACAATACCTGTATCGTAACACAGGGGCTAACATGGACACCACAAACCTACCTAAGACTCGTGCTGAAGCCAAAGCACAGGGAGCCAAGTATTATTTTACGGGAGAGCCCTGCAAACATGGGCATGTAGCCCCCCGCAAAACCAAGGGGGCCTGCGTAGAGTGCTTAAAGGTCGAATGGACTGAAGCGTTGGCAAAGCGGGCAGACTACTACGCTAGCTACAACAAATCATCCGCAGGCGTCAAAGCCAAGCAAGATTACTACGCCAGAAACACAGAAGCAGTCAAGGCGCGTGCGCAAGCTAGGCCTACTAAGGAGAAACATTTTCATCGTAAAAATCATAAAACGGCAAACCCGGATTTGTACAAAGAACTGGTGAACGTGCGGCGGCGTCGGTTTCGGGACGCTACGCCTAAGTGGTTGACAACAGAGCAAAAGTTGGAGATTCGGTTTCACTACCGGATGGCAATTGCCTTGAGTCGCGCAACCAAAATACCCCATGCGGTAGACCACATCATCCCACTACAAGGAGAGGGTGTCTGCGGCCTTCATGTACCTTGGAACATGGAGGTCATCACCCAAGAAGAAAACCTAAAAAAGTCCAACAAACTGGTATGATTGCGGAGTCAGAGGTCTGTAATCGGTCTTGAACTGGTGAAGTAGGCCAAGCCCGTGAAATTCGGGACAAAGTATCGGGGGGAGGGCGACCTTGAGCCAACACGCATGGGGGTTGGTCTTATCGGGAAAGCTGCCGGTGACCAGCAGACACAAAGTCTGACAAACCAGTCCCCATGCGTGTTGGTGTACAGAACGAAAGACGAAGGTACACGCCGGGTGCAGGGCTATGTCTGCGCCGTTCGGGGAAGAGGTCAACCCACGAGAACCTACCCCACACCAACAACCTGTATACTCCGCCCATCATGAAAACCCCATCCCTCCCGCGACCCAAGATCACTGTGCGTAGCTCAGTCTGGTCAGAGTTCTCGGTTTGGAACCGAGGGGTCGCAGGTTCAAATCCTGCCGCACAGACCAATCAACGATATTGACCGCACGGAAGTGCGGCGCAGTTGGAGAGGCGCAACGGGCTGTAACCCCGTTCTCGTTAGGGTGAGAGAGTTCGAATCTTTCCACTTCCACCAAATATTTTTGCACCACCTGCAAAACCGTGATATATTGGAGCCACTCCGGGGTTCCCGGTGCATCAAACTGTCCCGGCAGACGACATACCGATTGATGCACTTCACTTGTATGTAAGGAATTATCATGGGATTCGCAACTCACCTTGGCCCTTGGCTGCTTGGCACGGTTAAAAACACCACAGGCACTACTGCTGGAACCATCCGCAACATGGGCGCAACTATCGTTGCCCAGACCTATACCGCAGCCACAGCCACTATTTTGGCATCCCCCACCGCAGTACAGATGTTTGTCCTGCCCGCAGGAGCCAAGATTGTTCGTTTTGGCCTTGAAGTCAATGTTGCTCTGACTGGCGCAACAAACTGCGGCGTTACCATCGGTAGCAGCGGCACTGCCAACTTGTATATGGCTTCGGTTAACACCGGCACTTCAGCGGTTCAGACTTCCCCCGCTACCATCGCTGCGGCTACTTCAGGCGTTTATGACAGCATTGGCACAACTGATGCGATCATCTTTGGTACGTTTACCGCAGCTACTGCGGATGCTACTGCCGGTACGATTACTGTCACTGTTGAGTACATCGTTCGTGACTCTGACGGTTCCGCCAACCCAACCGCTACACAGCAGTAATTAATCTTGGGGGCTTCGGCCCCCTCATAACAGGAGATTGATTATGGCAACATCAGTTGTTTCTTCGGTCACACGCACTGGCACATACGAACCGTTTGACCTACAAGTAGGTCGTGGGCAAATTACAGGGCATAAGTCCGTTTTCTTGTTTGGTTACAGTGCGTCTATTACTAACGCTGCGTTTATCCCTGCGTGGGAAAACACCGCCGCGTACACTTACCCAGCTTCCGCTGTGGCGATGAGTATTGTTAGCACATCAGCTTCGGATACGGCAGTAGAAATTATTATTTACGGCCTTGATGCCAACTACAACCCGATTAATCAGACGGTCACTCTTAATGGCACAACGCCTGTTGTTACGACCACTTTGTTTTTCCGTGTAAACCAGTTGGACGTTTTGCCCAATAGCGTAAACCCAGTTGGTGTCATCACTGCTAAGAACAACAGTGTGACTTACGGGCAAATAGCGGTTGATACAGGGCAGAGTAACATGTCAGTCTATACCGTACCAGCGGGTTACACGCTGCATGGTACTCACGTTGCCGCGTGGTCTTCAACTTCAGTTACATCTGGAGTCTACGCAACATTCCGTGCGCAAACCCTGTCACCTGCGGGCACCAAGTACATAGTTTCACAAGCACCGTTCCTGAACACCTTTGAGTTTGCGGCGCAGTTCCCTTTGAACTTTACTGAAAAAACAGACGTTCAATTCCAGTTCAAGTCCAGTGGTGCAGGTCTGGCTATCGGTACCATCTTTGAAGGGGTGCTAATTGCCAATAACGGGCAGAGTATTGGGCCAGCGGTATGAAGAAAACCCCATCCCTTGCAGTTGGTCGTGGTGAGAAGTTGCCGGTCTCTAAGGGGGCGGGGTTGACTGCCAAAGGCCGTGCTAAGTACAACGCAGCAACGGGTAGCAACCTCAAAGCTCCTCAGCCCCAAGGCGGCGCACGCAAGGACTCATTTTGTGCGCGGATGTCGGGTATGCCGGGGCCGATGAAAGACGAAAAGGGCAAGCCTACCCGTAAGGCGGCTGCTCTTGCTAGATGGAAGTGTTGATATGACTGATGCAATACAAACCGCCCGCGAACTTGCTACCCATGCAGCAGATATTGAGCATTTACAAAAAGATATGGACAAGCTGGTTGCTAGCGTAACCGAAATGCAAAAGACGCTTTCTGAAATCAACAAAACGCTGTCTGAAGCCCGAGGTGGATGGAAAGTCTTGATGCTTGTGGGCGGTGCCAGCGGCACCCTTGGAGCGGGGATCGTACAGATCGTTCACTGGTGGAGCAAGTAGTGCCATCAACCAGTAAGAAGCAACACAATTTCATGGCGGCGGTGGCCCACAACCCATCGTTTGCCAAGAAGGTAGGAGTCCCACAGTCCGTGGGCAAAGATTTTTCAACTGCGGACAAGGGCCGCAAATTTTCTAAAGGTGGTGATACTATGGCTAAGATGAATCCTTTCATGGCAATGGTTGCTAAGAAAAAAGACGAAGCAAAAGGAAAGCCCATGAAGAAAATGGCTTCTGGCGGCATGACATCAATGGGTAAAGTCAAAACTGCTGCCCCCAGCCGCGACGGTATTGCAGTAAAAGGTAAGACCAAAGGCACGATGATTAAGATGAAAATGGGCGGCAAAACCTGCTAAGACCATGATGGCAAGCCGGGGTATGGGCGATATTTCCCCGTCCAAGATGCCAAAGGGCAAGAAGTTGCCCCGCCGGGATGACACTGACTTCACGCAGTACAAAGAGGGTGGCTCAGTTAATGCCGCAGGAAATTACACCAAGCCCGAAATGCGCAAGCGAATCGTGGCCCAAGTAAAAGCAGCGGCTACCCAAGGTACTGGCGCAGGGCAGTGGAGCGCGAGAAAAGCCCAGCTTGTAGCCAAGAAGTACAAGGCTTCTGGTGGGGGTTATCGTGATTAAAAAACCCCAGCAATCCCTGAAGGACTGGGGCAAACAATCTTGGACAACCAAGAGTGGTAAAAAATCTTCTGATACAGGTGAGCGATATTTACCTGAAGCTGCTATAAAATCTCTGTCACCGGCTGAGTACGCAGCCACCACCAAAGCAAAGCGTGCAGGTAAGGCGGCGGGTAAACAGTTTGTGGCACAGCCCAAAACCATAGCAAAGAAAACAGCAGGGTTTAGATAATGGCTACTTCGGGAATCGCTACTTTCAACCTTGACCTCACGGAGATTGTGGAGGAAGCGTTTGAACGTGCGGGCTCTGAACTTCGCACTGGCTATGACTTGCGCACTGCCCGCCGATCACTCAATCTGTTGTTTGCTGATTGGGCCAACCGTGGCGTCAACATGTGGACGTTCGATCAAGGGACTATTAACTTGGTTCCGGGGCAGAACACCTACCCACTACCAACGGACACGGTGGACTTGCTTGAACACGTAATACGCACAGGCGCGGGCAATGCATCCACCCAAGCCGATCTGACCATCACGCGCATAAGCGTGTCTACCTACGCCACCATCCCAAATAAGCTGCAACAAGCCCGCCCCATTCAAGTGTGGATTCAGCGTTTGGATGGGCAGACTTCGGCGGTGGGAACCACGATCAGCACAACAATCACTGCCACGGACACCACAATTGCAGTCACTTCTGCCGCAGGCTTACCCTCTACCGGCTTTATTTTGGTGGGTTCAGAAACCATTGGGTACGGTTACGCATCAGGGAATACCCTATATAACTGCGTCCGGGGCCAAAACAACACGACTGCTGCGGCCCACACTGTGGGGGACGGGGTGTACGTACAGAACCTCCCTGCTATCACTGTTTGGCCAACTCCCGATAACTCACAGACGTACCAGTTCGTTTACTGGCGCTTGCGCCGTATTGATGATGTTGGCGGTGGTGTAAACACGATGGATGTACCATTTCGGTTCTTGCCCTGCATGGTGGCTGGGCTGGCGTACTATCTGGCGCTTAAAGTCCCCAATGGTGGGCAACGGCTAGACATACTTAAAGCTCAGTACGATGAGGCTTGGCAGTTAGCATCAGACGAAGACCGCGAGAAGGCATCTGTGCGCTTTGTGCCGCGTCAGGCCTATATCGGAAGCGGAACGTGACATGGGTAATAGGTTTGCATCCGGCAAGAACAGTATTGCCATGTGCGATAGGTGTGGTGCTCGGTTTAAATTAACGGAATTACGCAAGGAAATTATCAAGACAAAGACGTACAATTTGCTTGTATGTGGTTCTTGTTGGGATCCAGATCAGCCACAGTTGCAATTGGGTATGTACCCGGTTGACGATCCGCAAGCAGTGCGTAATCCTCGGCATGACACTACGTACATAACGGCGGGGGTTAACAGTTCGGGTAACCTCACGGGAGGTTCAAGGGACATCCAGTGGGGCTGGGCTCCGGTGGGCGGAAGTCGGTTTTTTGATACGGTTCTAACGCCAAATTACTTGGTTGGAACCACAAGTATTGGCACAGTAACGGTTTCATAGGAGTTTATGATGGCTAAAGAAAAAATGGACACGGCGCAAGACAAGGCCATGATTAAAAAGGCGTTCAAGCAACATGACGCTCAAAAACATATGGGCGGCAAGGGCACATCCCTAAAGCTCAAAAAAGGTGGCCCTACTACGGATGACCGTATGCGTATGGGTCGTAATCTGTCCCGCGCAGCTAACCAGAAAACGGGGTAAATCATGGCTTACAGTATGAAACGAGACGGCAAGGAAGTTGGCCCTGCCAGCCTTTACGCACCACCACACACGATGGACGGTAAGGCCATGAAGATTTCTGGCAACCCCGGCAAAGACCCAAACCGCAGCAAGCTAGACACTTACGATGTCAGCATCGGCGGCATTAGTAAATCTGCCGGTGACGAGCCCGCAAAAACTAGCGGTATTAAAATCCGTGGTACTGGTGCGGCTACCAAAGGTCTGATGGCAAGAGGCCCGATGGCCTAAATACAATGCGTTACGGCTCAATCTACATTGCAACTAACAAACATACTGGTGAGCAGTATGTGGGGCAGACACGTCAGCCCGTGCAAAAACGTGACCCCGCAATCGGGCGAATGTTAGTGGCGCAAGCAAAGTGGAAACCGGTATACTGCCCAGAACTTCAATGTTCTTTCCAGTCGCAGAAAGCAGCGGCTGAATTTTTTGGTGTGCTACGCACGAGCGTTTGTAACGCAGTTAAGCAGAAAGGCAAAGTAGCTGGCAAGTTTACTTTGGAAATGGTGGCTTAAATCGACTACAGTGCTTTGGTCTCCTCAATTCAGACCTATACAGAAAACAATTTTCCGGCGATTACCCTTGCGGACTCGTCTACGGTATCTTCGACGGCTCAGATTAATCGGTTCATTACACAGGCAGAGCAGCGCATCTATAACTCGGTGCAGTTCCCCTCATTGCGTAAGAACGTGACTGGGACAGTCACAGGCAACAACAAGTACTTGTCTTGCCCTGATGATTTTTTAGCGCCTTACTCTTTGGCTATTTACCCTTATGGCGGTGGAAGCTATACATATCTTCTTAACAAAGATGTGAACTTCATGCGTGAGGCGTATCCTAGCCCTACTGATACGGGGACACCAAAATACTACGCGCTATTCGGCCCCACTGTTTCCGGGGCCACCATCACCAACGAGTTGAGTTTTATCCTCGGCCCTACGCCAGACACCGCGTACTCAGTAGAGCTTCACTATTACTACTACCCAGAGTCAATCACCACTGCCTTGACTACTTGGCTGGGTGATAACTTCGACACAGTGTTGTTGTATGGCTCGTTGGTGGAAGCCTACACGTTCATGAAGGGTGAAGCCGATTTGATTACGGTGTATGACACCAAGTACAAGGAAGCCCTTGCACTGGCTAAACGTCTGGGTGATGGTATGGAGCGCCAAGATGCGTACCGTAGCGGTCAATATAGACAGGCGGTTACATGAGCATAGTCCAAACCCAGACCACCAGCTTCAAAAAGGAGTTGTATCAGGCTATCCACGACTTGTCCACAGACACGATCAAGATTGCGCTGTATACGGGTAATGCGGATTTGAATGAGGCTACTACGGTTTACAGTGCCACCAATGAAGTCTCAGGTACAGGCTACACGGCTGGCGGGGTTACTATGACGGGGGTAGCTATTAGTTCGTCGGGCTATGTAGCCTATGCGAACTGGAACAATGCGTCTTGGACGGCGGCTTTGACCGCCCGGTGTGCTTTAATTTACAACGCCTCCAAGGGTAACAAGTCTGTTGCGGTTTTGGACTTTGGGTCTGACAAAACATCGACCACCACGTTTACAATCACCATGCCAGCTAATACCTCAACCACTGCACTTATTAGGAGTTCAAATTGATTGTTACCACCACCAAAGGCGACATGGACGATTCCCAGCTTGAGAAGCGGGAAGGCACAGTCGATAATGAAAATGAACTGACATCATGGGTCGAGTATTGGCTTGACGGCGAGTTGGTTCACCGATCAGCGCATGTGACGTTGAAAAAAATGCCGGGATTTGCCGGTGCTGAAGTTGCTACTTTTTAAGGAAATATCATGGCAAATACTCAATCAATGTGTACATCGTTCCTTGGTGAACTGATGTTGGGCCAACACCAGTTTGGCACTTCTACTATTGTTTCTCGTGGCAGCTTAACTGCGCCTACTACGGATACAGTAAAAGCGGCGCTATATCTTGCCTCGGCCACGATCAATGCTGCGACTACGGTGTACACAGTTACCGGCGAAGTTTCTGGTACAAATTACACGGCTGGCGGCGTGACGGTAACCAACGCAACTGCCCCGACATCTACAAACGCATCTGCAACTGCGGGTGTTGGGTATTGGACTCCTTCCGCAAGCATTGTGTACACAACCGTGACACTAGCCACTGCGTTTGATACGGTGTTGATTTATAACTCTACCCAGAGTAATAAGGCGGTCAGTGTTCACACGTTTGGTTCCCAAACCATCACGGCGGGTACGTTTACACTGACCATGCCGTCCAACACCACGACTACTGCGTTAATTCGTTTGGCAACAACTTAATAGTTGGGGGCGGCTATACGCCGTATAAACCATGTTTGGTATAACCCCATTTGCTGGAGCGCCTTTTGGCGCTGCTGGTGAAACTACTGTAGCCCCGGCCCCTGCAACATGGGGCTATTCCACTTGGGGGTTTAGTCTATGGGGAGGGCCGACCGATGTAACGGCGGCTTTAACAGGGGCAACTGCTTCCGGCAACACAGGTTCAGTCACGGCCAGCAGAACGGTAGCCCTTAGTGGGGTATCGGCCTCCGGTGCGGTAGGTACAGTAGCTGTAGCGGCTCGTAGCTTTGCGCTTACGGGGGTCAGTGCAGCAGGCTTAGCGGGCACGGCAGCGGTCAGTGCGCGTTCATTTGCTATAACAGGCCGCGTTGCCTCCGGCGCAGTAGGTACAGTATCGGGCGGTGCGCGTTCATTTGCTATAACAGGCCGCGTTGCCTCCGGCGCAGTAGGTACAGTAACTCTAGCGGCTCGTAGCCTTGCGCTTACGGGGGTCTCCGCCGCAGGGCATGTTGGGACGCCTGATGTAACGGTAGCCCTTAGTGGGGTATCGGCCTCCGGTGCAGTAGGTACAGTAACTCTAGCGGAGCGTAGCCGTGCGCTCACAAGCACTACTGCAAGTGGGTTACTTGGGGCAATTACTTTAAGCCGCACTAACTCCGTAACAGGCGTTTCTGCGGAGGGTACGGCGGGTACTGTTTTCGATAAAGATAGCAGTACTGTTATCACCGGCATTTCCGCTTTTGGCACTGTCGAAAATGTAACTAAGAGCGTACAAGTGGCACTGCCAAGCGCTACTGCAAGCGGCGTAGTTGGCTTATTAGTGTCTAGTCGTGTCGTAGCTATAACCGGCGTTTCTGCGGCGGGTTCTGTCGGGACTTCGGTTCCTGTGTATTGGCAGCTAATTGATGACAGCCAAAACGCAAACTGGTCTACAATCCAAAATACCCAAACAGCAAACTGGGTACTGGTTGACAACGCAACGTAGGGGTTTAAATGGCACTTGTCTTAGCTGATCGGGTTCAAGAAACTACCATTACGACTGGTACGGGCACTGTTACGCTTGCCGGTGCAGCAACCGGGTATCAAACCTTTGCTGCCGTTGGTAACGGCAACTCTACCTACTACACCATTGAAGGTGGGGCAGAGTGGGAGGTTGGAATTGGTACGTACACGTCGTCGGGCACTACGCTTTCCCGAACCACCGTAATTTCTTCTAGTAATGCGGGGTCGTTAGTCAATTTTGCAGCAGGCACAAAAAACGTGTTTGTAACCTACCCCGCAGCAAGAGCAGTGCCTTTTAACCGAGCGATTGTTATGTCGCTTGTTTTTGGATATTAATTATGGCAAACCCAAATCTTATTAATGCAAGCTCAATCACAGGTAACACAACCTATTACACACCTAGTGTAACAACTGCTGTTGTATTACTACCTAACGCTGCTGCATCTGGTGTGGTTAACAAAATTGATAACGTGGTGGCGGCAAACGTGACGGCTGTTACCGCGACTGCCACGGTTTCTATTTACACCAATGGCGCTGTTGCACAAGGTTCTGCACCATCTGGCGGCACAGCGTACCCAATTATTTTTCAAATACCTGTTCCCGGAAACTCTGCTGTTGTAGTGGTAGACAAAAGCACGGCGTTCTATTTACAAGAAGGCACATCTATATCTGTAACTTCGGGTACAGCAAATTCGATTACCTTTACAACATCGTATGAGGCGATAAGCTAATGTCTACCCGTTACAAAGGTTCAATCCTATCCTCTACTGCGGCTGCTTCGTCTAGCACGGCGGCGTATGGGCTTTGGAAACAATCTGAAGTAGCGCAACTTATTAATAATTTTTGGCCCGTTAACGACCCATATTGGACAAGTGTGTCTATGCTACTGCACGGTGATGGAACTGCTGGAGCGCAAAACAATACGTTTATTGATAGCAGTTCGAATGCTTTTACTATAACTAGAAATGGTACGGCTACACAAGGTACGTATAGTCCTTTTACTGCAATTGCTCCATATTCAGTAAGTGTTAGTGGTGGGTCTGCCATCTTTAATGGCACTTCAGACTACCTATCTATTCCGGCTAATACCGCATTTAGTTATACCACTGGCGATTTTACATGGGAATGCTGGATTTACCCGCGTGCTTATGGCGCATCGGGGTCAGCTTTTTTTGCTTTTTATAGCAATGTGAGTGGAAGTTTTATTGTTGGTCAATGTGTATTGTTTATAAGTTCTGCGGGTTTAGTGCAATTTTTTTATGCAACTACTGCTATTGCAACTGCAAACATATCTTCTGCATCATCGGTATCTTTAAATGCATGGAGC